TGTAACCATACAGAACGTCAATCCGGCAAGGCATACGATCATTGTTAATGTCGTACTGACGAACAATACGCAGACTGATGCCATTGTGAACTGCACGAGCAGCCATGTCAACACCTTGCGGCAGCAACAGGTCAGCCGTAGCAAACGTGATGGCGTCTTTATGGTAGACCAGATTTTGAGCGTATGCAGAAGATGCAGCGCCCAAGAAGGTTACAGCCTTACCAGTAACAGGCAGTGCAGTCATGGTAGCCAGTGCGTGAGCAGCGGAATACATGGCAGCAACCGTTACAGTCCAAGTACCAGACACGGCAGTAGCGTCAGCCAGAGCAACGAATTGGAACAACGAACCAGTGGTTTCACGGGTTTGTGGGTTCACAGCAAACGAATCGGCAATGGTGAAAACGTCACCAGCTTTAATCGTAGTCGTTACAGAGCCTTGCTCCAGCAGGATCGTAGAAGCGCCTTCACTTGTCACGCCTGGGGTTTTAACCAGAGTGGAAGCAGAAGCGTCACGTGAACCCGTGGTGTGCTGTTTGATAGACTGAGACATATTGATCTCGTCAAAACCCAGAACACCAGTACCCATCATGCCATTTCTAAATTGGCGAGAAACGGTATCAGTAGGGTTAAACAGACCTTTCATGCCTTCAACCAGACCAGCGTTAGCGGCAGGATTGACGGTGGCGTAACGTGGCGACATTACCGCAGCAGCTTCATTCAGTTTTTGTTGCGCTTGCAACAGAACCAAAGAAGTGCTTGGCGTGGTGCCAGGAGTGCCAACAGAGTTGCCAATGTACTTATAGGCATTAGCAACGTCAGCATCAATGCTGGATGCCAGTTGGCTAATACGAGGTTTAAGCACACGCTCTGCGAAGTCATCCAATTGCATAGTCAGTTCGGCAGAGGTGAAGTTAACACCAATGTGTTTCTGACTTGCAACTGACAGCGTGGTGAACTGTTCGTTGTCGTCCTGAACTTGCAGGGCGGCACCGTCAGTAACCAGAGCGCGGTCGGGCAGACGAATACGCAGAGTAGAACCAATCTTGGCACCTTCAACAGCAAAGCTGTCGTCGTACTGACGGTTTACGTTACGGGTGAGCACCAGGTTGTTCTCTAGGCCAAATGTTCATTCAAGTTCGTTAATCTTGAATCGCCCTTTCGGGCTGCTGCATGTCACCATGCAGAGCAGACTATCTCTTCACCTCGTTTCCGAGGGCTGTGCGCTTCCAGCCACTTGGCTGTACTCCCTTTCGGGATAGTCGTTACACCTTCCGCTGGTGAGGGCAAACGCCACCGTTTTTATGTTTTCCAACTTGACAATTCATGCAAAGAATTTGGTAGCCATCAGGAAAGTCATTTTTTCGGAGCCAGTTGTAGAAGGCTGACCCTCCACCGTTGTACTTGCCCGATCTTCTTTCCTCAGCACCATCATTGTTCACATGGTCTATCGACAAAAACATTCGTTCATCTTCGTTGCAGCAATTGCATTTGTAGCCACCATAGGCACCAAATACTTCATCTCTACACCGATCTTGATTGCGTTTGGTCTTTTCTGATTCTGCTGCACGTAGTGCTGCAACTTCTTCAGGGCTTCCATTTGCTATCTTTCGGTTACGCCATTCGCGGGCATGTTCACGGGATTTCTCCCTGTTTTCTTCCCGCCAATCACGCATACGTTGATTGACTTTTTCTCGGTTACGTTCTCGGTATCTGGCAGCAGCTTCACGATTTTTAGTTCGCGTTGCATCGTCAATTACCACTTCACTTTTGGCTTGGCTCGGTGTTTTCATGTAATCATTATACATGACGTCCACCGAATTCACACAGTTTTTTACTGAGAATCACTTCTCAGGGAGACCATTAGTTAATCTCCAGAGCCTTCCGGGTGATCATGTCAATTGTCAAAATAGAATTAGACATAATCCAAATTTCCTTCAAAGTTAAAAAAGTTTAGCGGATCATCTGCGCTTGCATCCTTTTCACTTGCCTTGCTCGATCAGCTTCAATCCACTGCGAGGCCGTCATGGTCTTGGTTGACCTGGGGTCTGTAGTGTCAAATGCTGGTGAACCGGAATTCCGAGCAGTAACAGGTGAAATAGGCATTGGTGCTGATGTTGTTCTTTTTACCGGGGGGTCTGCTGCCAATTTGGCCTCAATTTTCCCGATTTCTTTTGCCTGACCGAGTGGCGTCATGCGTGAGATACGTTCAGCATCTTTAGGATTAGAACCGAGATAGTAGGCTAGCTCTGGACCAATATCTGAAGACTGAATCGTTTCAGCCATTACGTTTGTGATGCTAAGTTTGGGGTTATACGCGACTTGTTCAAAGTCATCGTATTTACTCCGCGCTTCTTCTTCACGCTCGTGATAGCTTTCAAGAACTTGCGATTGCTGCTTTGCGGCTTCGCGTTTGGCGATCAGTTCTTCAGCCTTTTGATATGCCAATGCTTCCGCATAGGCTTCAGGAGACTCAAATTGATCAACGCTAGTCGTTGGTGCAGCTTTAACAATTTGCGTTTCGGCAGATCGTTGTGCTTGCTCTCGTTCCCATTTACGTTGCTCTCTTGCAAGACGTTTTCCAATTGCTGCGTCAAGGTCTTCTTGCGAAAATGTCTTGAGTGCTGCTTCTGGAGTTTCCGGCGTTTGAACTTCAGCTTCAGGCGCAGCCGTTGCAACCTGTTCTGGCACGGGTAGTGACTCCGCTATTACTTCTTCTGACATTGTGATTCCATAGAATCCCTGGTCTACTGGGCCAGTACAGTTTTAATATTATAACTATTCAACTTCAGATGAAGGATTAACTTGTTTTTCAGCTTGAACTTTAAGTTTTTCAATCAAAGAAAAAACTTGCAAATATGGCATTTGCCCAAGAGATTGCAGAATACCGTTTACTTCTGCAACCGTAACAGTCAATGTGATTTGTTCAGGCATAAATTAAGTTTTGGTAATGGTGTAAGAAGTTCCACCAACATACAAACGAAGGTTTGTGCCATCAAACCAAATAGAACCATCTACAGCACCAGAAGGAACTGTTCCAGACGAAATCTTTAAATGTCCTGATTGCCCAGCGGTTGTATTTGCCACTCCAAAAATTGGGCCTATTGAAAGTGTATCTCCATTTGCTTTAACTGTAAATTTAGAAATTGCATTTGATCTACAGTCAATTATATTTTGCGAGCTACTTGTTGATGATGTATTGACAAGAATACCATTGGCACTTGTGTTAGAAGTATTAAGAAAAGCTAAATAATCTGTAATATTTCCATCAACATACAATGCGTTTCTCCAGCCTCCTGCATTAACTGATGCAAAAAAAGCTGTTCCATTTATTTTTCCTGTAGAAGTATTTGCTTGCGCCCAATATCCTCTAGTGTGGCCTGTAGTTTGTGTAGAAGGTGAATCAGTACCTTCATTTAACATATCTACTTCTATACCACAAATGTTTTCAGCAGATGATCCAGCACCGCCACCTTGGCGAGCTTCAACGTTAATTCCCCACACACTTCTTTTTTGACCAGAAGATGAATCTGTATTTGCACGAACAGACAATGAAGTTATACATTGATCTGCAATAGTAGACCCAGTAAAAGGAGAATTTGAATCCATGTTTAACAACATGGCAGTTGGACTATTTTTTTCTCCTGAACCTATTCCAACGTTAACCCTAGTAATAGGAGATAGCGTAGGATTCATAAATCCATTGCTATTTATGGTTCCATTATTTGTAATGGTAGCCACATCTAACAATTGTCCACCACTCCAACTAATTCCAGTATTAGTTATATTGGATGTAATTGCACCATAAGAAGCAACTGCGCCACCGCCAGCACTAACTAAACTACTTGTGGTAAATGAACCTGAAGTTGTTATTGCTCCAGTTGGATTTATACGCAAACGTTCATATAAAGTGCTGGTAGTAGAAGAAGTATCTCTGTTTCCAAAAATTAAACTACCACCACCATTGCCTTCATTTTTACTTGCAATGTAAGCTGTGGCTTTTGTGGTATTTTCTCCAAAATCCAATCTTGGTGCGGACCAAGATGCTGCTGGACCTGAATTAACTCTTGTTATTGTTGTGCCACCAGCAAAAGTTGATGATGCTTCACTTGCATCAGCTTGTATTTCTAATTTTGTTGATGGACTTGTTTTATTGATGCCAACATTACCGCTGGCGTCGATACGCATGCGTTCAACATCTGCGGAATTTGACCATCTAAAATCTGCTTGGCTCGGAGAGGCTTGCTTTGCCCTAAACAGCATACCCCAAGAAGCATCTGAATAAATCGACCCTGCTGCGTAAGTACCACCGCCGTTAATGATTAAAGATGAAACTAGTCCGGTGCCGTTTACATGCAAAGGGTATGCTGGAATCGAAGTCCCAATACCTACGTTACCGCTGGCATCCTTATAAAACTGACCACTGCCAAGATTAACAATGCCAGTGCCGCCTGTAAGCGTAGTGCTATACGACAAAGCTGTAAATGATCCAGCCGCAGCAGCAGTGCCGCCAATAGCAGGTGGACTAGCCAGATAAGTGCTAAATCCCGTACCACTAACGGTAGAAGAAGCTGACAGAGTTGTAAATGCTCCAGCCGCAGCGGTAATTGAACCAACGGAAGTCCCGTTAATTGACCCACCAGAAATACTTACATTGCTGGAGTCTTGCGTAGCAATAGAACCAAGTCCAAGGTTTGTTCTAGCAGTTGCAGCGGTTGTAGACCCTGTACCACCATTTGCAATTTGAACAGTGCCAGTGACGTTTGCAGCAGTTCCAGTGGTATTTTGATTTAGCGTTGGAACATCAGCAGCAACCATTGCCCTGAATGTAGGAGCGCCAGCGCTTCCGTTGGGTGCTGCATAAATGTTATTTGCTGTTTTTGAACCCAGCAAAGCAGACCAATCAGACGTACTCATTACACCGCGATTTGTCGCAGATGCCGTTGGCACGTTTAACGTGATAACTGGCGTTGTTGTTGGATTAGCAACAGTAGATGAAAGATCAGTACCAGTTGTTCCAAGCGTCAAAGCAGACACATTGGTTACAGTTCCACTACCACCTCCACCACCACCTCCAGTAGACCAATAAGGAGTTCCAGCACCAGCAGAAGTTAGAACCTGTCCTGCTGTTCCTGCCAAAGTGTAAGCAACGGCAGTTCCGGTTCCCACTGCAACAGTACCGGCAGTTGGAGTTGCAGTTGTGTTTGTTCCTCCATTAGCAATTGGCAAAATTCCTGAAACGCCAGTAGTAAGAGGTAATCCAGAAGCATTAGTTAATGTTCCACTGGAAGGTGTTCCAAGAGCGCCGCCAGGAGCAACATAATCAGTTCCTGCTGTGGCAGCAGATAATGATGATCCATTACCTTTAACAACCCCTACAACACTGGTTGACAATGTAATTGCTGGAGTTGTTGTGGCGTTTGCTACAGTTCCTGCCAATCCATTTGCAGTTGTAACTGAAACACTTGTGACAGTTCCACTACCACCACCGCCGCCGCCAGTTGAATTGATAGTTTGATTAGGCCAAGTCCCACTAATAGTTACATTGGTTCCTGCAACAAGGGATGGTGACGCTGTACCATTACCACCATTAGAAACTGGCAATGTTCCAGTTACACCTGTTGAAAGTGGAAGTCCAGTGGCATTAGCAAGCGTAATTGTTGGGCCTGTAGCCAATACATTGTTACCCGTCCCCGTGTTGGCAACACTAACTAACTTTTTAGAAGCATCAGTTGCCACTGCACTTGATGCAGTCAGCGAAGTAACTGGTGCTGCAAGTACATCAGAAGTAGTAGTTTGCTTGGTAACGCCACTTTGAACAATTGGAACAAGCTCTGCACCAGTAAGAGGTGTCGTGGCTGTCGGAAGTGCAGAGATTTTGATTTCAGCCATGATTTATATTTCCTCATCCGACACGGACGTGTTCAGAATCTCGTCTGCACGGGCTTGGGTAAGCAGCCCCATCATGACCATTGACTTGATGCCATCTCGCGTCAGCGAGTCCGTCAGATTGACAGATGGTGCCGTGTCAAGCATGTCCATGTAGTCATAGATGGCCGGGCTTGTCGCTGCGGCAGTGCGTATCGCCACCCGCTCTTGTGCGGTCATGCGGCGTTTGAAGCGGTAGGGGCTAAGGATGGGTGGGTTATTTGGCTTGGGCAGATCAGGCAGCAACGTATAGTCGCCGGGGTGATTGGCCTCAACAAAATCGGCATCGGCC